GCTCACCCGGGCTCTCCACCTCACCGGGGAGGGCTCCGCGATCGTCGTCACCTACCAGCTCGACGACGAGGGCCGCCGGTTCGTGGTCGACGGGGAGGTCGCGACGGAGACCAGCACGGTGCGCCTGTCGTGCCCGCCGCCCCTGCACCCCGCCCGCTCCGGGGGTGTCCCGTGCCGTTGACCCGGTTCACGATCGACGTCGACGGCATGACCATCGAGGGCGAAGGGGTCGTGCAGGTCCACGGCGCCCCCGACGCCGCACCGGTCGACACCGCGGCGGTGATCGTCGAGTTCCTCGACCAGGTCGACGCGCAGGCCCTCGAGGCCGAGGCGTTGCAGCGGATGGGCTGGGACGGGGAGTGCCAGACCGCGAAGGTCCTGCAGCTGCTCCGTGCCCTCGCCACCGGCGAGCTGAGCGCACTGTGACCGTCCCCTCCGCAGCTGCTGTCGCCGCCGTCGAGGCCGGGATGCTCGACTCCTGCACGATCACCGCCCCCGGGTCGCTCGGCGCATACGACCCGGACACCCTCGACCACAGCCCCGTCGCCGGCGACACCGTGTACGCCGGGGCATGCCAGGTCACAGAAGCCGGGCGGGGCACGAGCGGATCGATCCGGACCCGCGGGAACGAACCCGAGGTCGAACACCCCTACCAGGTGTCGATCCCCCGCTCGGAGACCGAGGTCACCCCCGGGCACCTGCTCGCGGTCACCGCCGTCCACGCCGACGGTGACCCTGCGCTGCTCACGAAGACGTTCGTGATCCGACGGGTCCGCTACTCGACCCGCGCGTCCCGGCGGATCCTGCTGTGCGACCTGCTCGAAGGGGCGGCCACGTGAAGGCCGACATCACCAGCAACGCCGACCAGGTCGCCGCCGACCTCCAGGCCGCCGGCCTGAAGGCGGGCGCGCGGGCGTTCGCGATCACCCGGGTGTTCGGCCAGCTGCTCCTCGCGAACGTGAAGCGCCGAGCGTCCCTGCCGCGCACCGGCCCGCCCGGCCCGCGCATCCAGACCGGCAACTACGTGCGCAGCATGGGCCTGCGCCTCGGCGCCCCAGGCGGCCATCCGACCGCGGTGGTCGGCACGAACGCCCCGCAGGGCCGCCGGCTCGAGCTCGGCTTCCAGGGCACCGACTCGGCCGGTCGGACGTACAGCCAGCCGCCCTATCCGCACTGGGGTCCGGCGCTCGACGAGATCACCCCGCTGTTCGTCGAGGCGATCGCCCGGGTCGGTGACCCCGACGGGGGTCTGCCTCTCCCGGACGTCCCTCAAGGCCCCTCCGGTGGGCCGGAACGGGATGAGCGCGGCCGGTTCGTGAGGAGGGTCTGAGCGTGGCGGAGATCCGCGAGGAGATGGTCACGACCGCGCTGATCGACCTGCTGGCCGATCAGGTCGGGGTGCCCGTCGGCGACCACGGCAGCGAGGACACGACCGGCTCGCCGATCGACACGTCCGGGAAGTACCTGGTGGTGCACCGCATCGACGGTGGCGGCATCTCCGGGTCGTTCGCCGACCCGCACGAAGACCTGACCCTCGTGTACCAGGTCGACGCGCACGGTCGGTCCCGCCCCCAGGCCGAGGGCCTCGCCCGCCGGGTCGCAGCGGTCCTCACCGACATGGCCACCGCGGGCGGCCACGAGCACCCCCTCGCCGGCACCGGCTGGAAGGCGGGGCTGCGTCTTCGCCAGGTGACCGGCCGCCCCGAGAACGAGGGCACCGACCAGGAAGGGATCCCGCTGTGGACGCAGCGGGAACGGTTCGAGGTGACCGTCCACCAGGCCTGACCGGTGTTACCGACCCCGCATCCGCCCCGGGTTGAGGCCTAGAGGTCGGCTTCCTTCTCGGACAGCTCCTGCTCGGCGAGCGGCCGCCATGCCGCGAGGAACGTGTCTCGGTCGACCTCCCGGCCGTCGACGTAGTACCGCTTGGCGCCGACGATCGTTGACCGTCCTGTGGACTGGCGGGTACCGGGAACGATGTGCTCACCGCAGTGCGGGCACTCCCATCGGACGTGTGCCTGCCACTCGTCGCCGTCGTCGGGGTCGACCATCGTCTCGGTGATCTCGCGGAGCGTCGGGTAGCCGGCGGCCTCTCTGAAGTGGCCGTGGCCGGCGGCGTCGACGTACTTCCACTGCGGGACCGGCTCGGGCGCCCACGAGTCGACGAAGATCGTCTCCTGCTCGACGCTGAGGTTCACGTTCCGGCTGGTGAGGGTGGCCATACCCGCCAGCGTACGCCTGCCTGCTGACACGGGCCCGTGCATCCGGGGCGCCGTTCCCGGCCCGTCTGACCATGTGGGCCATGGCCGACGCCGACCGCGTTCTGATCACCCACGAGTCTCTCGGCAACGACACGCCCCCCGCTTCGGTCACCCGACGGGCCTACGAGCGGGCGTGGAAGCGCCAGGGATGGACCCTGGTCTCCGAGGACCTCTCGAAGCTCACCAAGCCCGCCCTCGTGAAGGCCGCCGAGGCGGCCGGCGTGGACGCGTCGGGCACGAAGGACGAGATCATCGCCCGCCTCGAGAACCAGGAGACCTGACCCATGGGCCGTTTCAACCGTCGCGGGAACACCGGCGTGTACTACGTCGCCACCCTCGCCGATCCCACCGCACCGTCCGCCGCCACGATCAACGCCGGCACCCCGCTGCACGAGGTGATGGCCGCCTGGTCCGGGTTCACCTCCGAGCAGGCCGACCTCCCCGTCCCCGACATGGGGTCCACGTGGGAGGGCACGATCCCCGGCGGCGAGACCCCCGCAGCGTCGTCGATCACGATCTACGGCGGCGACGACGACGCCGACCCCGAGGAGGTCGCACGCGCGGCGCTCGTCGAGGGCGACACCGGCTACATCGTCGTCGTGAAGCGAGCGAAGGTCGCCGCCGCCGGCGAACCGTGCGACGTGTTCCCGGTGCGCGTCAAGGCGTCGAACGACGACTACTCCGCGGACAACGCCGCCGCCCGCTTCACCGTCGGGTTCACGATCTACGACCCGCCGTCGAAGAACGTCGAAGCCGCCGCCTGACGCTCGGCCCGGGGATCCCCCTGGGTGGCGGGCTCCCCGGGCCTGACCTTCCCGCCACCCACCCAGCCACCCACCCACAGGAGAGCCACCCATGGCCGTCATCGACGACCTGCTCGCCAAGGAACCCGAGCAGCGCGAGGTCGTGTTCTGCCTCGACCGGCAGCTCCGCGAGGCCCTGTCGACCGCGCAGGTGCGGCTGCAGCAGGCGCAACGGCGTCTCGACGTGCTCGCGCCGTCGAACCGGGACCGGATCCGCGACGCCCGCGCCGAGATCGACCAGCTCGAAGCGACCGTCGCCGAGCTGCTCCCGAAGGTCAAGGCCAAGCTGGTCCGGTTCACGTTCGCCGCGATCGACCCGGACAAGTACGACGACCTGAAGGCGAAGCACCCGCCCACCGACGATCAGCTCTCGGCCGCGCGCAAGGCCAAGCGCCTCGAGCCGGAGTTCAACGAGGACACGTTCGCCCCGGTCCTCGTCGCCGCCATGTGCGTGCGCGTCGAGACCCCGTCGGGCACCGCCGACCACCTGTCCCTCGAGGACGCGCAGCGGCTGTGGGAGTCGCCGGCGTACAACGACGCCGAACGCAGCGAGTTGTTCAACAGTGCCCTCGGCGCCCAGATCTCCCGGACGGTCATCGACCTCCCAAAAGACGGGTAGCCGAGGACGCCGCGTTCCGTGCCGAGCTCGAGTTCTGCGACCGCGCCGGGATCCCGCACTCCCACTTCCTCGGCCGCGTCCCCGCCGATGGTGAACCGCTGTGGTTGCCCGACGATCGGGCGAAGATGCACGCCCTGTGGTCCTGGGAGCGGGAGCACTGCCCGAAGTGCAACCAGCACCGGCCGTCGTGGCTCGACGCAGACGGCAAGGAGCTGCGGGACCCTCCGTTCGACATCGACGAGGACTTCTGCCCGTCCTGTGCGTGGCTCGACGAGTGGCACGAGGAGCACCCACCGAAGGACCGGCGTCCCGGGTTCCACCCGTACTTCAAGCGCGTGTACGACTGACCGGCTGCATCCGGTCCCGGTGGGCGCGCGCCCCGGATCATCGCCGTCGTGACGTTCCGCACCATCGAGGTGAAGCTGCAGGCGAACGTCGCCGAGTACCGCGCGCAGCTCGGCGCCGCGGCCCGCTCGACCCGCGAGTTCGCTGAGGAGACCAGCCGGGCAGCGGCGTCGAAGAACGAGGCGCTCGAGAACCTCGGCAAGGGCGGCATGGTCGCCGGTGCGGCGATCGCCGCCGGCATGGGCCTCGCGATCGGCGCGTCGATGGACTTCGACCGGGTCATGTCCGAGGTCGGCGCGGTGGCCAACGCGACCGCCGGCGAGATGGCGGCGCTGCGGGACTCGGCGATCGAAGCGGGCGCCGCCACGTCGTTCTCCGCCTCGGAGGCCGCGCAGGCCCAGGCCGAGCTCGTGAAGGCCGGGATCAGCGTCCAGGACGTCCTCGCTGGCGGCCTGACGGGCGCCCTCGACCTGGCCGCCGCCGGGTCCCTCGATCTCGCCACGGCCGCCGAGATCGCCGCTCAGGCGATGAACATCTTCAACCTGGGCGGCGAGGACGTCACCCACATCGCCGACCTCCTCGCCGCCGGCGCGAACAAGAGCGCCGCCGACGTGAACCAGCTCGGCGACGCTATGCGCCAGGGCGGCCTGGTCGCCTCCCAGGTGGGCCTGTCGATCGAGGAGACCGTCGCCGGCTTGTCGGCGTTCGCGGACAACGCTCTGGTCGGCTCGGACGCCGGCACGTCGTTCAAGACGATGCTGCAGCGCCTCACCCCCCAGTCGGACGAGGCCGCAGGGCTGATGGAGCAGCTCGGGTTCTCGGCGTTCGACGCGCAGGGCAACTTCATTGGTCTCGCCGCGCTGGCCGGCGAACTGCAGGACGCGCTCGGCGGGATGAGTGTGGAGCAGCGAAGCGCCGCCATGGCCACCTTGTTCGGCTCGGACGCGGTGCGTGCGGCGAACATCTTGTACTCGCAGGGCGCGAAGGGGATCAGCGAGTACGTGACCGCGGTCGACGACCAGGGCGCCGCGGCGGACATGGCCGCCGACAAGCTCGACAACCTCGCCGGTGACATCGAGGAGCTGCGCGGGTCGATCGAGACGGGACTCATCTCCGGCGGGTCGAAGGCGACGGGGGCGCTGCGCGGGATCACGCAGGCAGCGACGGACGCGGTGAACGGGTTCGGTGGTCTGCCCGAGACCGTCGAGACGTTGGCGGTCGGGGTGACCGGTCTCGGTGGGGCGGTCGCGCTCACCGGTGGCGGCCTTCTCGTGCTGGCCCCGCGGATCGCGGCGACGAAGGCGGCGATGGACGCCCTGGCCACGTCGGCGCCGCGCACCGCCGCGGCGATCAGCACGGTCGGCACCGCCGCCGGTGTGGTCGGCGCCGCCCTCCCGGGCCTGGCCTACGCCCTGTCGGTGTGGGGCGACATCCAGTCGAAGGGCAAGGAGACCGCGGAGGACTTCCTCGCACAGCTCCCGGACCCCGAGTCGCTGTCCGACCGGGCGGCACGGATCGAGGAGATGATCCAGCGGTACGAGACCCTGCAGCGGGTCGCGCGGGGCAGCGGCGGCCTCTTCGGGGTCCTGAACCTCGAGGAGGCGTACCAGATGCTGCCCGGCGGCCCCGGGAACGAGATCGCGAACGCCGAGCAGGCGACCAACGAACTGGCCGACGCGATCGAACGGGAGACCGACGCGTTCTACGCCCTGGAGCCGGCGGTGCGACGGGCGATGGAAGCGACCGGCCTGACCGACGTGGAGGTGATGAAGCTCGCCGACCGGCTCGGCGTCGACCTGGCCGCGGGCGGGCTCGCCGGCTCCGACGCTGTCCGTGCCGTCGTCGACGAGGCGAAGCGGATCAGCGACGGGATCCCCGGCGCGGACGCCATGACGATGAGCCTCGAGGACCAGGAGGCCGCCGCCGAGGCCCTCCTCGAGCAGCTCACGAAGCTCGGTGACGCGTCCGGGGAGTTCACCGACGCGCTCGGCGCGTACAACACCGTGTTCGACCGGGCCGAGCAGGCCGCCCGCGATCATGCCGAAGAGCTCGCCGACATCAACAACGCCGGCATCGACGAGCGGGTCGCGGCGATCCGGGAGGGCGCGGACCAGACCGCCCAGCAGATCCAGCGGGAAGCGGACGACCACATCCGGACCGCGGAGCTGAAGGGCCAGGCCGCGGAGGACGTGCGCCGCGCCGCGCAGGACGAAGCCGACGCAGTGCGTGCCCGTGCCGACGACGAGGCCCAGTCGCTCGAGGAGTCGAAGACGTCGTGGGAGGACTACGCCGAAGAGGTCAAGGTCACCACGGCGGACCTGATCGCCGAGTGGGAAGCGCAGATCGCGGCGCAGCAGAACTGGCGGCGGAACCTCGCGGAGATCGCCGCCCGGGGCCGGGGGGACGTGGCCCGGGAGCTCGCCGCGATGGGCCCGGAGGGCGTGGAGCTCGCGCAGCAGTTCGCGGACATGACGGACGAGGAGTTCGGTCGGGCGGCGGACCTGTTCGCCCAGACCCTGCGTGATGGCGGTGAGGAGGGCGGCCGGCAGCTCGAGGAGGGTCTGCGGATCGCGGAGCGGCTCGGGAAGGCCGCGGCGAAGGACACGGCGGACAGCATCGCCGCCGAGCTCGGCGTGCTCCCGGACGCGGTGGCGTGGATCGCAGCGGAGATGGGGATCCAGCTGGCCGAGGGTCTGTCGAGCGTGGAGCGGCAGCTGCAGGCGACGTACGACAAGTTCGGGCAGGTGCAGGTCGGCGGGGCCGGCGCTGGGACGGCGGTCGTGAACCGGTGGGGCGGCGTGTACGCGTTCGCCTCGGGTGGTGTGACGCCGGCGCATGTGGCGGTTGGCACCCGGTTCAAGTACGCGGAGCCGGAGACGGGCGGGGAGGCGTTCATCCCTCGCCGCGGTGACCGGCCCCGGTCGCTCGGGATCCTGTCGACCGCAGCGAGCTGGTACGGGGCGGCGGTCGTACCGATGGCCCGCGGCGGGGTCGTGGGCGGCGGCGGGGGGTCGATCGACTACCAGCGTCTGGCCGACGCCTTGGAGGCCCGGAGCGTGAACGTGAAGATCGAACGTGGGGACCGGCTGGACGAGGCCGCGATGGCGCGGATCGTCCGCTACCTGTCGAAGCGGACCCGCTGATGCCCGCCGGCGACCTGGTGGTCGAGCCGTTCCAGCTGGAGTTCCGGCTCACCCTCATGGGGAACGACTCGCCGTACCGGCTCGACAAGGACCGGGGCGGCATGGACGGCCTGATCGACGTGGCCGTGAAGATGACGAAGACCGAGTGGCGCCACGCGCCCGGGGCGTTCATCGGCGAGTCGTTCGAGGCGTCGCGCACTGCGACGATCGCGCTGCTCGTGAAGGGCAGCACCGCCGACGCCGCCGGCGTCGACACGGTGGCGCTTCGCAGCATCTGGACCCCGTCGACAGCGGAGGAGCCCCTGTACTTCTGGCTTCCGGGCTGGGGGAAGTGCTGGGTGAACGGCTGGTCCGGTGGCGCCCTGTTCTTCCCGTCCCTCGCGATCCACGGGCTGATCCCGGTGATGGCCACGTTCGAGATCACGGACCCGGAGATCTACTCGTGACCTGGGAGCTGCGGGCCGTCGACAACGATGGCGGCACCCCGACGGTCCTGCGCGTCGACCCGGCGGACGCGACGTCGGAGATGGGCGTGAACCTCCTGTCGATCGAGGAGAGCCACGGCGGCCGCGAGCTCCTCCGCCTCGAGGTCCCGACGCTCCACGCGAACGCCGCCGAGGTCGACCTGTTCGAGCGGGAGGTGCAGCTGTGGTGGGACGGGGAGCTGTACTCGTGGTACTCGCCGGCCCGCCGGGACGACGACCCGGACGTCCGGGAGGTCGAGTGCGACGGCCTGTTCGAGCTGTTCTTCGACGCGGTGATCGGCGGGATCCGCCCGAACCATGTGACGCCGCCGCACGAGGACGCTGCGGCGATCGGCGCGGCGCCGGCGTCGTGGACGGTCACCGGTGGGGTCGACGCGGCGGCGATGGTCGACAACAACGCCGAGTTCTGGCAGTACCCGAAGGCGTTGCAGCTGAACAACGGCGACGCGGGCGGCGACGACTACGCGTACGTGCGGATTCCGGTCACCCCCGAGCTGGTCGGGTTCCCGATGGCCGCTGCCGGCGTGCTGTACGTGGCCGACAACCAGGGTGGCGCCCCCGCGTATGGGGGCGCGGCGTACGAGAACCGTGGGCTGATGATCATGCGGCTCGACTCGACGACGTTCGAGCCGCTCGCGTCGCCGAAGATCGCCGAGTTCACCGACGACATGCCGCGGAACAAGCCGGAGCGGCTGCAGACCCCGGAGGTGACGCCGCAGTCGACGTCGGAGGTGATCGAGGTTCGCCTGTACGCGCCGGCGGCGTGGACGGTGTGGCGCTACGTGTTCCTCGGGGACGGGCGCGCGTTGGTGGTGGACCGGGTCGATAAGTCGGTGGCGGTGGAGGCGCTGGTAGCGCACTTCCAGGACACGACGATCGGGAAGACGGACCGGAACTTCGGGGCGGACGTCGTGAACCTGGGGGAGACGGTGTCGGTGTCGTGGCCGTGGTGGCGGCGCGACAACATCGGCGAGAAGCTCGTGGAGTTGGCGGACACGTTCGAGCTGCGGATGGTGTACGACACGTCGGGCGGTGCGGGGGCGCACACCCGGACGCTGCAGGTCCGACCGGAGATCGGGACGGACCTGACGGCGGGACCGGACCCGGTGACGTTGACGGAGGAGAACTTCACCGACTGGCTCGCCGCTGTCGACAAGAAGGCGCACGGCAGCAGGATCATTATGCAGGGGGAGGGTTCGGGGCCGGCGGTCGACGAGGTGTGGATCGACGACCCGGCGGCGCTGGGTGGGCATCTGGTGGAGCGGGTGGAGTACGCGTCGCCGGGCACGCCGATGCAGGGCTTGTGGGATCAGGCGTCGGCGTTGCACGACGAGATGTCGGCGGTGACGGATCTGCCGACGGCAACGATCGCCGGTGATCTGGCGATCTCGGCCCGCGCTGGCGACCGGGTCGGCGTGAACCTGACGTACGGGCCGGTTGTGTACACCGGAGACGCACGGATCATGCACAAGCGCCTCGACCCGACTGCGATGACCGCCGTCATCGAACTACGGGCCGTGTCGTGAGCTGGCCACGTCGCCCCGCCCCGGGCACACCAGACGGTGAGCGGGCGTGGAAGCGGAGGGTCGAGCAGGAGCTCGCTCACCTGAACAGCACCCGGAACCCACCGCCACCGGGCCGCCCCCCGCCGCCGCCGTTGCCGTTCAACTGGTCCGGGCCCGTGACCGATCTGGTCGACATGGTCGCCGGTCCGGGCTGGTTCCCGCACCCAGGGACGATCTACCGGATCCAGTACCGCTTCCTCACGCCCGCGGCGGTCACGCTCGAGTGGACGCTCGGCGGGGCAGCGTGGGAGACGCACACCCCGAGTGCCGACACGGTGGAGTTCCTCAGCCAGCCGTACAACGGCGAGGACATCGGAGCGACCGTCACCTCCGACGCTGGGGCCGAGGGGCTCACGGCGTTCGTGTTCCTGCGATGACGTGGACCCCCGCCGACCTCGGCACTGCTGTCCTGGGATGGTGGGAGGCCCGCGACCTGCTCGGTGTCGTGACCGACGGCGGAGCGGTGTCGTCGTGGTCCGACAAGTCGAGTGCCGGGCGCACGCTCACGCAGGCGACAACGACGATGCAGCCATCGTTCCAGGAGGCCGGCTACCACGGTCGACCGGCAGTCCGGGCGGACGGCGGTGACCGACTCACGAACACGGCGCTCGGCTCGCCGTTCCACGGCCTGACGGGCGGCTACATCGCAGCGGTGTTCTCCACCACCGTCGCCAACCACAACAAGTACCTGGCCTCCACGCCCAACAGCTCCGGCGGCAACGGCGTCGATCTCGCACTCAACAGCTCGGGCGTCCAGGGTGACCTCCTGTCCAGCACGAGTGCGTTCAGCCAGCTGACCTCCACGCTCAGCTGGGGCGACGGCCGGGTGTACCTCGGCGAGCACTCGTGGGACTTCGCGAGCGTGTCGAACGACCACACGGTCATCGGCGGTGACGGCGCCCCGTCCAGCGCGACGGTGGCGGGCGCGACCACGAAAGCGGCCCTGTCCGAGTTCAACGTGTGTGGCTTCGGGACCGGGTTCGCCGGCTACTACACGGGCGAGATCTACGCGCTGCTGATCTGCAACCGGGCGCTGACCTCGTCCGAGCTGGACGAGTGGCGCCGGTACTGCTTCGGGAACTGGGGAGCGGTCACCCAGACGTTCCCACCTTCCGTGCCACCGGCACCGGGGACCAGCGACTACAGCGACCTCGTCCTGGCCGATGGGGCGGACCTGTACTGGCGGCTCGGAGAGGGCGGTCCGGCCGGCGGCGGCGCCTACGACCTGTCCGGCAACGGTCGCCACGGGATCTACGTGGGCAGCCCCGCCTCCACCACCGGCGCCATCTCCGGCGACGCGGACACCGCGACCGAGTTCAGCGGCGACGACTACGTGCAGCGAGGCGACGAGGCGTTCCTCGACACCTTGTTCGCCGGGTCGTACTCGATCGAGGCGTGGTTCACCCTGGGTGTCAACGCCGTCAACCGCCGCCTGTGCGGCAAGTACCTGTACGCCCTCGCCGACAACCAGTCGGCGCTGGGCATGATCCTGGTCAACCCCAGCGGCGACGTCTACTACTACTCCGGCTCCAACGCCGACTCGAACGCCTGCTCCTCCACGGGCGCCGACGTGAACGATGGCCGCTGGCATCACGTCGTCGCCGTTCGGGACACCTCGGCCAGCCCTGTGGTGCAGCGGGTCTACATCGACGGGGCGCTCGCCGGGGAGCGCAACGAGGCCCTCGCCCCGGTCGCCAACAACCAGCCGTTCCAGGTCGGCGGCGACAGCACCATCAACTACCAGGCTCAGCGGTGGATAGGCGACATCGACGACTTCGCCCTGTACTCCGAGGTGCTCACCGCCACGCAGGTCCACGACCACTTCTGCACCGGCCAACCGGCGCGGTGCATGGCCCGCCGCCCCGTCGTCGGTCGCATCGGGTTCTGACCCCGTCGCTGCATCCGGTCTGGCCGGCACCCTTGCCCGCACCCTGAGGGTGCTCGCACGCGTCCGCATCGAACGGAGCCCCACCGATGGCCCTCGAACCCCAGCCAGCCTTCGCCCGCCACGGCACCCTCGTCGCCGCCACCGCCACCCCCATCGACATCACCGTCGACGGCGCCGTCGTCACCGTCACCAACCGCGGGAACGGCGCCGACCAGGACGCCGCCGACGCCGGCACCATCTGGGCCCGCCTCAACGGCAACCCCGTCACCGGCGCCGCCCAGAACGACACGTACTGGATCCCGTTCGGCGCGTCCGTCGAGATCAGCTCCGCGAACCCCGGCGTCGACGAGGTCCTCCACCTGTGGTCCGCCGGCACCCCCGCGTACAGCGTCGAGGTGTCCCGACCGTGAGCCGGCTCCTCCGAACGACCCGCCGCGTGCCCCGCCTCGCACCCCGCGGAAACGGCACTTCACTGATGGTCAACGTCGCCTCGTTCGGGGCGGCGGGCGACGGGGTGACCGACGACACCGCCGCCATCCAGGCCGCCATCGACTCCATCGCCGGTGACGAAGGGCTCGTCTGGTTCCCGGCTGGCGAGTTCGTCGTGTCCAGCATCGACATCGGCGACAAGGTGATCGGGCTGCTCGGCGCCGGGCGGAACGTGACGCAGCTCATCGCGTCCGGCACCGGTGCCGGGGCAGTGATCGTCGCCACCCTCGCCTCCCCGCTGTCGGGTGTCCGCATCGAGGGGCTGACCATCAACCTCAACGCCACGGCCTCGGCCACCGGCATCTTGTGCTCGAACCTTCAGCGTGCCCGAATCCAAGACGTCACCATCGACGGCGGTGCCATCGGCATCGACATGGCGACCTGCGGCACCTGCACGCTGGACAACCTCCGCATCACCGACCAGACCACCGCCGGCATCCGCATCGACGGCGACGGGGGCTTGGAGCACTACTTCAACGACGTGCATGTCGAGTGCTTCACCGGCGGAACGATGGACATTGCCATCGACATCAACCGCACGACCACCGCCGACACCGGCGGGCTGTACTTCCGAGGGCTCCGCATCGTCGACACCGGCGGCACCATCAACACCGGGTTGTCTGTGGTGTGCTCGGGCGGCTCGACGACGCTCCCGCTGTTCATGGACCCCGGCTGCGTCATCGACGGCATCAACGGCACTTCGCTGGAAATGACCAACCTGGCGCAGAGCTTCATCGTCGGTGCCTGGATCACCGGCACGAACACCATCGCCATCTCGGGCGGCTCCGACCACTACATCGGCTTCTCCCTGTTCAAGAACATCGTCCTCACCAACGCCCCGCAGGTCGTGCATCTCGTCTGCAACCGCATGTCCGGCACGCCCGCCATCGACCTCGACCCCGCGTCACCGCCGACCAACGTGGTCGAGTTCGGGAACCGGATCATCGGCTCGCTCACCGACGAGTTCGCCACCCTTGCAGCAGCACGGGCGGCGGCTCCGGGGGCGAAGATGACCCGGCTCAAGACGACCGACGAGACGGTCAACAACAGCGCGACGCTGCAAGACGACGACGTGCTCCACTTCCCGATCCCGGCCAACACCCGGTACACGGGCGAGGTGACCCTGTTCGTGACCGGCGACGCAACAGCGGACTTCAAGGCGGCCATCAACGCCCCCGCCGGGGCGACGGTCATGGCGTCGAACTTCGGCCCCCGTGCCACGGACACGGTGATGCTGAACGATCCCTACAAGGGCGCTGGTGTCGCCATGTCGAACATGGGCGCATCGGCATCAGGCGTGATGCACGTCGTCCGGTTCTCGGTCATCAACGGCGCGACCGCCGGCAGCGTGACCGTCCAGTGGGCGCAGTCGGCGGCGACGGTTGCGGACACCACCGTCAAGGCCGGCTCGTTCCTGTCTGCCGAGATGGTCTGACCGCCCGATAGCGGCCCTTAAGCACCGCCACCAGGACCACTCGGTAGCGGCGCACTAGCGCGTGATCCCCGAAGGGCCCCCGCTCCGGCGGGGGCCCTCTTCGCGTTCAGGCGGCGGTGATGCGCAGCTCGGTGCGGAGTTCGGACTGCACTGGCAGAACATCGGTCGGATCGTCCGGCGCGAGGGCTACCGCAACGTCGAGTGACGCGGCCGAGTACTACTGCCACACCCGGCACGACCCGCTCAACGCCACCACCCACCTCGTGGCCGCGCACGTCCTCTCCGCGGCCTGATCTTCCCGGTCCCGCCCCGGTGCTGCATCCGGGGCGGGACCCGGTGGCACCCTCACGCTGAGCGTCGTGGCCACCAACGACGACGCGAACCTCGACTGCTGCGACGTCGGCCTCTTCGACGAGGACCAGCTCACCGCCGACGACCAGATCGACGCCGTCGTCCTGTTCGCCGACGTCGACTTCACCGACCCGGACGCCGTCGAGGCACGCAAGCGCGAGTGGGAGGCCCTGTGGGCTTCCGCCTGACCGAGCTCCCCACCGCCATGCGCGACCACGGCGTCGTCGTGGTCGAGGTGGCCGGCTGCTACGGCCGGGGCCGGGAGTTCCCCGCCCCGCCCATCGGCGGCATCGACCACTGGACCCAGGGTGGCGCGACCGGCGAGGCCCCGTCGTTGACCGCGGTCACCTTCGGCCGCAAGACCCCGACCCCGCTCGCCGGGCCCCTCGCCCAGGTACTCCGCGGCCGCCGCACCCCACGCACCCCGCCCCGGGCGTTCTTCGTCGCCGACGGCGTCGCCAACCACGCCGGCACGGGTCGATGGGTCACCACCTCCGGCCGTACCGCCGACCGCAACGACAAGCTCTTCGGCCTCGAGGTCGAGTACCGCGCCTACGCCGAGAAGATCACCGACGAGGACCTCGACGTCGACGCCCGCATCCACGCCGCCGCCGCCCAGGTGTGCGGCTACCAGGCCGCCGACGTGGCCGGGCACTGGGAGTACGCGCTCCCCGCCGGCCGGAAGGTCGACCGCAAGACGATCGCCGGCGGACGTCTCCGCGACCTCGTACGCCAGCACCTCGACACCACTCCCGCACCCCCCGACACGGAGGACGACGACGTGACCCTTCTCGCATGGCTCCGCGAGCAACCCGGATCCGCGAAGACCCACTGCTACGTCATCCGCGGCAACGTCGCCAGCTGGTGCCCCGACAACGCCGCGATCGACGCGCAGGTGTACCTCGGCACCAAGTGGTTCGGCGGCACCCAGGCGAAGTCGCACCTCGACCCCGCCGTCTGGTCGTCGCTCGCC